ATTGGGTAGACCTGAAGGTACACCTATGTCAGCTACTGAAGTTGCAGAAAGAATGGGAGATCTGTCAAGACAAATAGGTTCCTCTTTTGGTAGACTACAATCTGAATTTGTTAATCCTTTGTTAAGGAGAGTTATTAGAATATTAATAAAACAAGGAAAGATTGTCATTCCTAAAGTAAACAATAGAGAAGTTAAAATAGTTGCAACATCTCCTTTATCTCAAGCTCAACACTCTCAAGATGTAGCAGATGTTATGAGATTCTCAGAAATTCTAGGTCAAACATTTGGACCACAAATGTTAAATATGGTAATCAAACAAGATGAAGTAGCTAGATATTTAGCTGATAAAATGGGATTACCAGAGAAACTAATTAGGGATGCAGCTGAGCAACAACAAATAGCAAATCAGTTGCAATCTATGACTCAAGCCGCTAATATGGGTGGAAATGAGTTGGGAAACCCTGAAGAACAAGGTCCAGTCTAAACAAGACTCGGAGCTAGATAAAATATTCGCTTCTGTATTTAATGATCCTAATGGGAAAAAAGTACTAGAATATTTAGAAACATTAACAGTAAAATCAGTTGTATCTCCACAAAGTTCCAGTAGTATGTTATGGCACTTAGAAGGACAACGATACTTGGTTAATTTAATCAAGTTAAAAATTAATAAAGGAATGAAAAAAGATGAGTGAAGAACAAACACAACCAATCCAAGAATCAACAGAAGTAGATTCTACACAAGAAGTTAGTTCTGAAATACCAGAGTATATACCCACTAAGTTTTGGAACGCAGAAACTAAAGAAGTAAATGTAGAAGATCTAGGTGCTTCTTATAAAGCATTAGAGAAGAAACTAGGTATGAGAACAGATGAGCTATCGAAACAAATTAGAGATGATATTACAAATGAAATATCTAGTTCTGCTCCAGAACAATATGATATAGTAACACCTGAATTACCTGATGGAGTTGCTTTAGATGTTGATCCTGAAATGCCATTGTTACAATGGTGGGCTGAAACAGCCAGATCAAAAGGATTAAGTCAAGAAGAATTTAATGCTGGTATTAACGCATTTGTAGAAAATGAAGTCAATGCATTACCTAATCAACAAGCTGAAAAAGAATTATTAGGTGAAAATGCAGATGCAAGAATACAATCAGCAGACTTATGGGCTAAAAAGAATTTAAGTTCAGAAGCCTATGATACAGTGGCTAACTTAGCTGCCACAGCAAATGGAGTAAGAGTTATAGAAGAAATAATGAAATTAACTAAAGATGCTCCTATTCCTAATACAGAAACTAAAATAGATGTTACTCCAGATCCGTTAGATCTAAAAGCTATGATGAAAGATCCAAGATATTGGAAAGACGGAGAAAAAGATGCAGCATACATTAAAAAAGTAACTGATCTGTATGAAAAATATTATAACCAAAAATCGGCTTAAAAAAGTCCAAATATACTGGAGAGATGCAATCAGCCATGCTGAATGGCTCTCTCCAGAAGATGCTAAAAAATACAAACCAGCAGTAAACTACACAGAAGGCTTCTTATTAGAAAAAAATAAAGATGCTACAATAGTCTTTATGTCTTGTAATGACACAGACATTGGCGATACTACAGTAATTCCTACAGAAAATATTAAATCATTTAAATTTGTGCGTTGATTTTTGCATAAAATTATGCCAGTCCTATAAAAAAGACCTCGCATAGCTTTATGATATGCCTGTTTAACAGATAACATATCAGCCCTATCGAGATAATCTTGATATAAACAAACGAACAAAAGGAGATAAATTATGAGTTCGAGCATAACCAATGCTTTTATTACCCAGTTTGAAGCTGAGGTACATATGGCATATCAAAGAATGGGTGCTAAGCTAAAAAATCTTGTTCGTGTAGTTAATGGTGTATCAGGCGAATCTGTTAAGTTCCAAAAAGTAGGAACTGGTGAGGCAACATCTAAAGCAAGACATGCTGAGGTTGTAGCAATGAATATTTCTCACACTAACGTAACAGCTACTCTCGCTGATTTCTATGCATCTGACTATGTGGATAGATTAGACGAGCTTAAAACCAACATTGACGAAAGACAAGTAATCGCTAATAACGCAGCTTACGCTCTTGGAAGAAAAACTGACTCAATCATTACAGACGCTATGTCATCTGCAACTACACTAGCTAACAACGCTGGTGCACAGGGTGGTACAGTAGCAACTGATCTTAACATTGATAAGTTTAAAGAGATGCAAGCTCTATTTGGATCAAATGATGTTCCAGATGACAACCAAAGATATTGGGCTATTGGTCCAAATCAGTGGTCTGACTTATTAGCTGACGATCAGTGGACTAGACTAGAGTACATTGGTTCAGGAGAACTACCTTTCTCTGGCATGAATTATACTGCTAAGAGATTCTTAGGTTTCTTAACCTTCGTACATTCTGGACTAGATACATCTGGTTCAACAGATAGACATACAATCGCATGGCACAAATCATCAATGGGCTTAGGCGTTGGATCTGAAGTAAGAACTGAAGTAAACTACATTCCTGAGAAAGTAGCTCACTTAATGACATCTTACTTATCAATGGGTTCAATCCTAATCGACACCAATGGTATTAGAGTGCAGAAATGTGCAGAGTAAGGAGTAAATAATGGCATACGCAACTGATAATCCAATCAAAAAGATTGCAGGCATGGGTGCTGGAAACTCACTATGGTTTTATACTGATGGTGATGCTAAAGCAACCGTTGTAGCTTCTGGCTATTTCAACTCTGCTTACAAAGAATTAAGCAAAGGAGATGTTATCCTTTGTTCAATCGGTGTAGGTGGTACTCACGAAATGGACGTAATAACAGTAACTTCTGAAACTGGAGCAACTACTGTAACAACAGTAGCTCTTGCATAAGGAGAATAAAACAAGAGGGGGGTTAATCCCCCCTTCTTATTAAAGGAGATATTATGGCTATTGGAGCAGCAATTAGTGGAGCAGCAAAAGCTGCTAAAGGTTTATTAAAGAAAAAAAAATTAAAAGAAGGTTTAAAAAAAGCAGTTAATGTAACTACTGAAAAAACTAGTGCATTAAAAAATAAAGCTCGTGAAGCAGCTACTAAAGTTAAACCAACAGTACAAAAAGTTACAGAAAAAGCTAAACCAGCTGTAGAAAAAACAAAAGAAGTAGCTGGTAAAGCTGGAACTAAAGTAAAAGAAGCAGCTAGAAAAGCTAGTGTTAAAGCCCGTAGAAAAATGGGTCCTGAAGGTAGAGCTACAGCAAAAAGAGTAACTGATGCTGCTAAGATTGCAGTAGGTGGTACAGTAGGTGGTGCTTTAGGTATGGCAGCTGCACCAACAACTATGGGTGGTATCTTAGGAGCTGGAGTAGGTGCTACAGTAGCTAAAGATAAAAAACTTAGAGGTGCAGCAATAGGTGGAACTGCTGGTGCAGCATTAGGATTAGCAGCAACTGCTGGTCTAGCATCATCAATGTTAAAATCTTCTGCTCCAAAAGAATCACAGTTTGAATCAGGAAGATTACCTGATGGTAGATATTCTACAAAGTTACAAGATCCTAGTAAAAACAATGTTATTACTGGTAAGTATCTTTCAGATAAAGAGATAGCTGATGTAAAAATGCAATTAGCAATCTTAGATTCTATTGTTACTTCTGATGATCCAAGAGCACAAAGAAAACAGTTTATAGCTACAGTCGGTTATCTATCACAGAAATATAAAATTACTGCTATTAATGGTAAAAACTTATCAATACAAATACCTTATGCAGATAATGTTATGATTCCAAAAGGATATAGACAAGCTCAATAATGGCTGTTACCAAAGTAGATATTGCAAGTAGAGCTTTAGTAATGATAGGAGCTAATCCTATTTCATCATTTACAGATGATAATACAGAAGCTCTTACAGTTAATAATATCTATGAAGAAATAGTAGAAGCTACTTTAACAAGAGCTAGATGGAGATTTGCAACTGGGCAGCAACAGTTATCTTTATTAACAGCAGCTCCTACAGGCAGATTTGAATATGCTTATCAAATGCCAACTAGTCCTCAGGTACTGCAAGTATTAGCAGTTACTTGTAATGATGCATTATTACAATACTCTAGATATGAAGATAAAATATATCTCAATGGATATGGATCATCTAGTACAGTAATAATGGATTACTTATTTAGACAAGACGAATCAAAGTTTCCACCATACTTTAGACATGCATTAGTTTATAAATTAGCCAGTGCTTTTGGTGGAGCATTGGCAAGAGATGCAGCAATTATTAGAGAGTATGACCAATTAGGTGAAAGACAAATTCTAATAGCTAAAAATACAGATGCACAAGAAACTACAACTAAAAGACTTTCAACTGATAGGTTTATTACTGAAAGAAGGAGCAGTCGTAGTGGACTTGTTGTATCTTAATGCCCAGAAAAGTCAGACAAGTATTTACTAACTTTTCAGCTGGTGAACTCAATCCTTTACTAAACGCTAGAACAGACGCCAAAGCATACTTTGAAGGTGCTAAACAATGTCGTAATTGGTTCTTATTAGATGAAGGTGGAGTTATGCGTAGACCAGCAACTGAGTATAAAGCAACACTTCCAGCAGCTGCTAGATTAGCTCCCTTTATCTTTTCTAATGATGAAATAGCTATTTTTGCATTATCTAATGGTAGACTAGATGTTTATGATTCAGATGGTGTGGCTATCCAAACTAATATTACAACAAATGTAAACTGGACTTCAGCTCAGATATTTGAAATAAACTTAGCACAATTTGGAGATACTGTTTTTGTTACTCATAGAAACAATCCTACATTACAAATTAAAAGAACTAGTGCTACAACATTTACAGTTACAGAATTTGCTTTTGAATTAGATGAAGATGTAGTGGTATCTGGTGCATACAAGACTCATGCTCCTTTCTATAAATATGCAGATTCCACAGTAACAGTTACTTTATCTACTGATGCTACTGGAACAGGAAGAACTATTACAGCATCTTCAGCAATATGGACTTCTGATTATGTTGGTCATTATTTAAAAGTAGATGATAAACAAATTAAGATTACAGCATATAACTCTACTACTGAATTAGAAGGAACTATTATTGAAGCTGGTATATCTGGTACTGGACCACACGCTAACTGGGAAGAAGAACTAATATCGACAGTTAGAGGATATCCTCAGGCTGTTTCATTTCATGATAATAGATTATGGTTTGGTGGAGTAAGAGATAAACCTTCTGCTATTGTTGCTTCTAGAATAGCTGAATATTTTAACTTTGATTTAGGAACAGGATTAGCTGATGAAGCCATTAATGTTGCTATTGCTTCTGATAGAGTTAATGAAGTAAGACACTTATTTTCTTCTCGTAACTTACAGATCTTTACAGATGGTGGTGAATACTTTGTTCCTACACCTTCTGATACTCAAGCAATTACTCCTAGTAATATCACATTTCTTAGACAAACACCTTATGGTTGTAATAGATCTGCTCCTGTACCATTTGACGGAGCTACATTATTTAGTCAAAAGAATGGTAAAACAATTAGAGAATATGTATTTTCAGATGTTGAACAAGCATATAAATCTACTTCAGTATCTGTGCTATCATCTCAATTAATAGATAGTCCTAAACAACATTCTATGATTACAGGAAATAATCAAAGAGCTGAACAATTCGCTTTCTTCTTAAATAATGGATCTACAGAAGGTGGTAAGATAGCTGTATTTCATAGTATTAGAGATGAAAAAGTAGCTGGTTGGACTCTATGGGAAACTAAATCAGGAGATGAGTTTTATTCTATTACAGCTGCTAATGAAAATTTATTTGTAACAACAAAAAGAATATTACCTTCAGGAACAGTTTACTTATTAGAAAAGTTTGCTGATACAGATGCTATTACTGTAGATTGTTCTACAACAACTACTGTATACCAAAAAGGCACACCACTAGTAAATGGGGGTAGTCAGACAGGAAACACACTAGATGTAGATGGTTTTAGCTCAGATCCACAAATACAAGAATCTTTTACTATTGCTGGAGATACTACAGAATATACCATTACAGCTGTTACTCAAACAGGATCAGGATATAGCCTGACACTAGATCAAAATTTAACTAGTTCACCAGCAGATAATGCTGTAATTACTATTGTTAATGGTTTTGTACATACTGTTAATGCAGTATATGAACCTACTACAGAAGTAAATGCAGTATATGGTAATGGTTCTTTAGGTTTATTTACAATAGATGCTAATGATAGAATTACATTAACAAATGCACCTTTTCCTACAGGAGTAAGAGTAGGATTTAATTTTACACCTATATTAGAAACTATGCCTATAGATAAAGAAATTGACACTGGACCATTAACAGGAGAGCCTAGAAGAATAAACAAAGCCATTGTTGATATATCTGGTGGATTAGATATAACTATGAAAGGATCAGATAGATCCTCAAAGGAGTTAGTTATACAACAAGTGAACTTTAATATTAATACTGACTTACAATCTGTAACAGATAAAAAAGAGTTTACTTTTTTAGGTTATAGTAAATCACCTACTATAACTATTTCACAAAACGATCCTTTACCCTTAAAGGTATTAGGACTAGCTATGGAGATACAATTCGCATGAGTGCATCACAAGCCATTATGCTTAGTGCTGTTGTTGGTGCTGTAGGTACAGTATCAAGTATTAGGGCACAACAAGCAGCTTTAGCAAGAGAAAACTTTAGATTACAACAAGAAGCTGAAATGGCTAAGTTAGCTGCTATTGAAGAAGAAAATAGCAGAACAAGAGCATTACAAGATACAATAGCTAATAACAAAGCGTTTGCATCTATTGCTGGTTATTATGATGATTCTAGAAGTTTTTTAAATATTAACAAACAAGCAGAGAATGAAGCTGCTAAAGATATAGAAACTATTAGATTAATGGGGAAATCTGTGCAAACTAAATA